ATCCATCCTTCAGGTAAAGGTTTAGGTTCTTTTTCCATTATAAAAATAATTTGGATTAATGTAATAGCTGTTAGCTTTAGTATCTGCAGGAGTAATAAAATCAAGAAACACTAATTCATTGATACCTTTGTAGACACTTTTTAAAGTTTTATAATTCATCCATTCCATAGCATCTGGAGGATAAATATATACCTGTCCTTTTTTAGGCTCTAATACCTGCAGTATGTAAAGAAGTGTCTGAAATCCGGGAGTACTTAACTGCATCATAGTCGGTAATGCACATTTATAAAGCTTTATATACTCTAGAGTGTCTTTTATAAAGGTCACTTTTTTACCTATTTCCTGCATAGTATAATATTTATTCTCAGAAGATACAATTTCAACTTCTTTAGGTTTAGTGGTAAATGAATATGGTTTTAACCCTTCTATTGTATAAGGGCTATCTAAAGCATCTTTATTCCTTTTCATAATACAAAGATACAAAAGATTGGTACAAAATGGAAAAAATTTATTCCAAAATGGAAAAAAGAAAGTGAGTAAAATCAAGGGTTTCGGGGTTACCTATTCTTATTATATATAAGAAAGAAGTAAGCAATCAGTATTAAACCCAGATAATAATTTCCAGATAAAATGAAGTAGGCCCTATGTAAATGGTAGTCTCATATTTAGATATAGTACCTTTATACACAGCAGGTTCTAAGACATCTGTAAAGAATTTTTCTTTTTGAAGAAGCTCTCCTACAGAATCATAAGGCAGTATATGTACTTTCATTTCCATGTACAAATATACAAGCCCCCTCCCTAAAGAGTTACAAAAATAGCCCCCCTCCCTCTTAATATATACATTATCAGAAGAATAATTTTAAGCAAGGGGTAAAAGGTATTAAAATTTTTTGTAATGTATAAGAGGGGATTCTAACCCACCTAAGCACCCCCTCCTAACTTTGGCAGGGAAATAGGTCCCTGTGAAATTTTAAAACCATACACACATGGCAAAGCTGATTAACATTTCTGTTGGCGAGTTTAAAACTCGCTTTTCTTGCACAACTTTACAGATTGTGCGTAATCCAAACACCGGTAAACTCTTTGTTTCCACTGATAACGGTAAGAATTTCCGCTGTCAGCAGAACATAGACCTTACAAAGGTGCTCACTTTTCTTAAAGAAGATGAAGCTTCGGAGAACGATTGGTGCTTGGCTAATGGTTCAGGTGATAATATCGTGGGTACTTTATAGTACTCACGGTATTTCTATCTATAGTGTAAACACAATAGTGTAAACATTGTAGCTTAACTATTGATAGTCAAGCAGTTAGATGGGTTCTTATAACCCTACCCACAATTTTACAAAATTAACGCTGTAAAAATCTTAGTCCTTAATTGGTCTAAAATTCTATAGCCAAAACTCTGATGTGTTCCTTTGGACAGAGTATAAATAAATCCATAAATACAAGGAGTGCATGGTAGCTCAAACTCAAAATTTATTTAAAATGACACTTCAAGACTTTAACAAATTAACAGGTCCAGAAAGACTGAACATGATGAATAATCATTTTTCTGAATGGATAATTCCTTATGATTCAAGGCAAGATAATTTTGATGCCAATGTACAAAGATGGCAAGAAATATATGGTTTTGAATTACCACACACAGATAAAGTTATTTATAATGACTTTATGCGTAAAAAAGCTGGTAAACTTTGGAATTATACTGGAGATTAAATGTTTTGAGTTCACCTGAGATAACATCAAAGGTGAACTCAATCTTTTTCTCTTTGCACAACTCACATGGTAACTTTTTGTCGTTGCTCTGCTTGATGAGTCAAGATGTGAAACCACCTGATTAATACTCAAGGCTATTAAAATTGTTTAGCGATTACTGTTAGGTAAGGTTCCATTCCTTACTGGTATGTTAAGAGAGTTAAATTAGTCAGCTTCCAAGGGTGAGCAGTTGTAATACAGTAATATCACAGCATAACTACAAGAATGGACAGTGACTTTAGTCAACCAGTCATCTTGTAGCTCTATTAGTCTGGCTTAACAGCGTGGTATTACAACTGAGTGCAGAGGAATTCATAGGACTTTATCTGTTGGACTTCATACAACAGAGGCTTTTTGGTGAGGCTTAAACCATTTATTTTGTAACTAATTAACACACAATATGTACTCTTTAATTTTTCTATTAACAACATTGATAAGCCTTATTTTAATAGTGCTTAATCAGGACAGTCATTCAATTATTTCAGTAACATGTCTCGCAATTCTGATAATATCAGCTATTATTGTAGCCACATTATTAGATAAAGTAGATCAAAAATTAAATGCAAAGCAAAACCAAAAATAGTGGAATTGTTGAGGGATTCAGCAAACCACGCAGACAAAGAATTACAAGAACTGTAATTCACTGGGTAAACGTAAAACATTTACCCAAAACTCCAAGACAATGTATTGATGCTAAAATTAAGCAACTTTACAAAGAATTGGAGATGGATTCTAATCAAATTTTAACACACAAACTAAAATTATGCAAAAACTGAATTGTAACAACGATGTTCAAATGGTGGCTGAAAAAATTCGGCCACCAAAACTTTCTCTTGACCAATCTCTTTTCAGAAAAACAGAACATGAAAGGAGAGTACTTAAGCTACAGAAGAGAAATAATAAGCCTTCTGAAACTGAAGCTTTGTTTAAAGAATTTCTTCCTTATCTTATGGGTGAAAAAGAATATACTTTAAACCTGGGTAAGTTCATTGCAGAAGGACTTGTAAGAATTGCACATGATTAATATAACCTATAGATGTGATAAGTATGGGGATCATACTGCGCATCAAGATGATCTGTGTGACACACAAACAAAAAGGTTTGAGCAAGATGAAGAATTTGAGGCAGCAGCATTTGTAGATGAATGCACAGAAACTGTCCAAATCTATTCAGAATTAGATCTGCTTGGAATTTTACAGCTTAAACAAAACTCTGAAATACAGGAGCTGTACAAAGCTTTGTTTGAAGAAGAAGAGGAACTTTAAATCCTCAATTATTTACAGTCAGTATCATTAGGTCTCAACAGAGAATTTGCAAGGTACTGAATACTCAATTATTCAATCATTTATTTACTCATTTAAAAAAAGTTTATGAAAACTACATTTGGAAAACTTACAGTTGATTCAGTATCAGAAAATACTTACAAAAAAGGTATTTTTCAAGCACAAATCCGTCAGGTTGTTACTACAGAATATCCTTCTATGAGGGTAGGTAACAGTTCATCTGATTTGTTGTTCAGTGAATCATCTTTCAACATTCCTGCAGGTCAATCTTACAACTCTACACGGGTTACCTGGATTCCTGTTCCTGCAGGCACTACTGCTGCACAGGTTGCTGAACGTCTGGCTGCTGTTCCTGATGCACGTATTTACCGTGTTATCAGCAACAATGTAAATGATGTACTTACCAGTGAGCAACATCAGGCTATTTCTGCAGGTCTGCGTACATTGGAATCTTTTAAAGATTCTCTGTTAGTACGTGATTCTGAAGGGAATGCAGTTGTTCCTGCACAGTATCGTCAAAACTTCTTCTCTGCAACAGGCAAAGAAGATGTTGATATGCGCACAGCTAAAACTGCAAATGTTCCTGCAGCTGCTGCTCCTGTATTTGCAGGTGCAACTATTGAATAGTAGTTGTTTTGGTTTGTTAATAGGTATAGGGCTATTGGTTTAGCCCTATACCACTAATTTAATTACAATGATTATATTGGGAATTATTTGTATATTAGCTCTATTGATAATATATAAATGGTCAATAGAAGAATAATAACTAAGTCAGGATAGATTGGTTTCTGTCCTGACTACAAAGTGTGTACGGTTAAATCCAATCGTACAAAAATGGTGTAAAATTAAAGCTCCTTAGGAAACAATCAGAAGCATACTGCGCCATTTTTGTATGATTTAAAAACTAATTAATTATGAAAGTTGGAGACAAAGTAATATGTATTGATGATTCATTTCCACTGATAGATGTGTTAAAACATTTTGACTATTGGATTAAAAAAGGAAATGAATATACAATCAGAGGTATCAGACAATGGTATGGTGAAGATTCTTTATTATTAGAAGGTCTTAAAAACCAACCAATGTATAATCCTGAAATATTTGGACATTGTGAGCCTGGATACAACAAAAAAAGATTTATTTTAAAACCTAAACAAGATGAACTACTTAATGAATTTACTGAAGAAGAAAGAACACTCACAACTTAAACCAATGGGTGTAAGAACTGTAAATGCACATTTCTTAAATATACCCAAAGATGATAAGTTTGTAAGAGAACTTTCACAAGCAAGACAATCTGTTGAAGGTATATTAACATCAACAGATATTATTAAAGATACATTTAAAAACAAAGACTATGTCGTTTAAAAAGAATTTATTAAAATTACTTAATACTATATTTCAATTAACTGCTTTTATTGGAGCTTTTTATTTAATTACAGATAATATAAAACAGTCTATTGGATTAAGTTATATTTTTGCCTTACTTTGGTGGCAATTAAATGATTACAAAAAATCTAAAAACTAATTGCATATCTCGATATGCAATAATATAGTTATTAATTAAATTTTAAATTATGAATGCAACATTAATTGTATGGATAGTAATGAATTTACTATCTAAACCAAATGTATATAGAGAAATTGTACAAGCTGATATAAAGCATCCAAAAATTGTATATGCTCAATATGTACAAGAAACAGGTAGATGCAAATCCAAAGCATGCAGGGAGAAAAATAACCTGTTCGGATTTATGTATAAGGGCGAGATTATGTCCTTTAAATCTAAAAGACATTGTATTAAGTATTACAAAAAATGGCAAGATAAACGCTACAAAGGTGGTAATTACTATCAATTTCTTGTAGATATTAATTACGCAAGTGATTCTTTGTATACAGAAAGATTGAAAAAAATTGTTAAAACAGAAAGGTTATGAAACTAATAAAGATTAACACAGACCACTACATTATAGTGGATGATTCAGAGATTCGAGAAGGGGATTACTTTTATTCTATAAGAAATCTTATAGAAAAAGCAATTATCAATTACTCAATTAGAGAGCATATTGGTAAAATCACCCATTCAACACAACCACTTGGTATAGGTTGGCAACAAGAGGTTATTGAGCTTACTTTATCAGAAGTAAAAGAACTTCTTGGTGAGGTGGATATCGAGAAGAAAGTGGTGGAGTTATATAATAACTTCAAACTTAAACCATTTGAAGCAATATATCCATTAGAGGGTGCTACAAAGAGATTTGTTGAAAACGTTTACAACCAAGCCCTTGAAGATAACAAGAAGAAGAAATATACAGAGGAGGATTTGAGGAAAATTATAGAGTGGTTAAATAAAAATTACTCAAAAGTTGAAGATGAATTAGCAAAACCTTATCAAGATAAAGGAGAAGATTTGTATGATGGATTTTTTAAAGATGCTTACGAAGAAGCATTAAAAAGAGCAATCAATTCTATCCAACCCAAAACAGAGTGGGAAGTAGAAATCGTAGATGGTAAACTTAAACTGAAATAATATGATTAAAGAATTTGTACCTTATAAAGAAAGTATAGAACTTAAAGAACTTGGATTTGATGAACCTTGTATAACATCATACAATGAAAGTGGAAAACTTTTTAAAATATGGGAAGATGAGCAAGTCATTGGTATTACAAAGTGTTTAGCACCAACATTCTCACAAGCATTTAGATGGTTTAGAGAGAAGTATGACTTACATGTGCAAATAAGAAAGGAAAATTATTTTTATAAAAGCAAATATGAATATTTTCATTATGACATAAGTAGGGGTGAAGAAAATGATATAACCAATCAAGAAGAATTGCATTCAAACATTATGGATGAATGTAGACAAAATATACCAGGCAATTATCTAAATGATGATAAGCTTGCTAAATTAATTTTTGAAAAAAAATTTGCTTTTTATACTTATGAAGAAATTGAATTAGAATGTCTTAAAAAATTAATTGAAATTGTAAAATCCCATAAACTACCTGATTTAACTTGGAAAGATGCTTCAGAAGAAGAACTTAAATCAAAAGAATTAAAATCTATGAAAGGAAAAAGATTATGAAAAAATTTATTAAATGTTATATAACATTATCACTTACTAGTATTGTAATATTTTACTTAATGTTTTCTTTTATCTTTTTATCAGTAGATTTTTCTACTTAGTCAATGAATGCAAGAAGTTTATTTACTGTAATTAGTACAATGTGTTTTATAATATCAGCAATAATATCAACAGCAATAATATCTGATAGGTGGTAATATAATTTTAATTCACCAACAGAAGCTTATGAAGCAGCAATTGAATATACACTTTAAACAACTTAATATGAAAAAACAAACAGTTTATTTACCTGTAAATGGTGATCAAGAAAAATATGTTGTATCTGATAATGATTCTGGGTACTTTAATGGAGTAATAGAACAAAAAGGTTATTTTTTCACACCAGAACAACTCAATGAATACACAGCTAATGTAATTCGACAAGCTCTTGAAACTGCTGCTGAGAAAGCTAATGTTAAAGTTATTGGAGAACATTATGTTGGTTCAGTTGTAAAAGAATCAATAACAAACACATTTGAAGAAACCTTTAAAGAATTTGAAGTATGATTTACACAATGATATTTATATTACTACTATATTGTAATTTGATTAGATATTTTGAGTTAAGACAAAATACAAGTATGTGTACATGGAAACAATATTGGTTTAAATGTAACGGTATTTTGTATTCTTTTAATGTTGTCGGGATTAGTATTATAATTTATTTATCTTCAATGTTATGAAAGACGAATACATCATTATAAACAAAACAGCTATTCAGAAAAGAATAGAAAAAATAGATATTCAAAAAAAGGATATTTTAAAAATTCGTAAAGAATTATATTCTAAATATGGTCATACTATTAATTATTTTAACTCAATTGAATCTTGGAATAGTACATATTCTCAATTAGTTATTGAAAGTAAATCATTAAAACAAATTTTATCTCAATCAACTCCTTTAATTCCTGAGATTGAAAAGGCTTTTGAACAAGGTAGAGTTAGTGCAGAAGTTGGTTCAGATGATAAAGATTATGTAAATAAACAAGACTACATCTCAAACTTAAAACTTGATATATAATGGCAATGACTAAAAAACAAGAAGAAGAGGTTAAAAGGGCTATGAAACAAGAGCCACCTAAACAATGGCACCCAAGCAAATTCCTTTTTTCGCTCCGAGGTTGTCCAGGATATGAAGGTTACATACCAGAAAACCTCAAACATGAAGTGTGTAAATATTGTGGAACAATTGAATATTATCATTAAACTTAAAACTTGATATATGAGAGAATTATTAATAAAACTGACTAGTATAGAAAATGATATAGTTCTTGTAGGAACAGAATCTATTATAACAGTAAAAGAGTTTATCTTAAAGCCTTATGACAAGCCTTCTATATTTTGTACTAAAATACAATTAAGAGGAGCAATGATTGAGACAGTTTATGTAAAAGAGAGTCCTGAAGAAATATTTAAACTTTATAAAAATGAAAAAAATAATGATTGAATGCTCACAAGATGAAGCATTCCTGATAGAAAGAGCTTTAGATATGTACTCAAGAATAGGTATTCTACAATTTGAATACCTTACAATGTGTTCATCATTACAAAAGCTTATATGGAATAAGAAACTACATTGGAAATTTGAATTAGCTGCAAATAACATGAAGGCTGTATTTGATTATCATCCTAACTCTCATGCAGGTGTATTTAATACAGAAGATGTACAGGATGATGTAAGAACAGCAGCTCATTTGTATCAAGCTATGAGACATGAGAGATATTTACATAGAAAAGCTACAGGTGAGCAATTAGAAGATAGTCATAGTGTAGCTGAGTATCCTGCTGATATATGTAATATAGCTAAGATAAAAATTCCTAATTTTAAAATGACTATTAAAGATGAAGGAGAGGCTGAGAGTTAAATGGAACTCAGGTATGGGAGCTATTCTATGTTCTAAATGCAGTGTAATAATTAAAACATGGAGTGAGTTTACTGATGATGAAAAGAAGGCATTTAAAGGAGAACTTGATTTGCCTGGACAATATTGTAATAAATGTAAATAATATGAATCCTTTTAAAAATATGTTTAAATACATAAAACTAAGATTTGAATGGAAATTCAAGTGGATTAAAATTCTATTTACTCCATTTGTATTACCACAAGTAAAGTTTTATGCAGGTAAAACAAGAGTAGGTGTACCTTACTTTTACCCTAGAAAATGGGTTAAGCTTACTCATAAAGATAAACATAAAGCCGCTCTGAAAGATCTTGCCAAGTTTAAAAAGTACATAGAAGAAAATCCTGATAGTAAAGTACCTGTAAAAACCTATGAACAATTGTATGATTCTTTTAAAAATTATACTAAACCTGTTGATTTAAAGATAGGATTTAGTTCATGTGGTCTTGGATATAAAACTAAATGGTCAAATACAGACTATAGATATGAATATGGACCTGTATATTCATTTGTATTCTTTGGTTATCAAATAGCTATTATGATTGGACATGACCATCCAGACCAATATTGGTGTGCTTGGTTATATTATGAAAAACATACTGATAAAAGATTGTCAAAAGAAGAAAGAATTAAGGATTGTATTAAAAACTTTCCTTTGATTTATACTGTGTGGAATAAAGCAGGAGAAAGGTCAGTAAATTATTATTATGAAGTATTAAAGCCTGAATATCGTAAATTTATAAAAGATGGAAAATAAAACAGCAGTAGAGTGGTTAGCAGAAAAGTACAACTATGTTACTTGGATGCGAAACAGAGATGAAATTTCAGCAAGTACAGCCGATGAATGGCGGGCTGAGTTTTTAGAACAAGCCAAAGAAATGGAAAAGGAACAGATGATTGATTCATATTGGAATGGTTGCCAAAATTGGGATAATGATAAAAATGCCGAACAATACTACAACGAAACTTATGGAAACAAAGCAGCAGATACTTAAGAAAGTTGTAAGAAAAGAGATGTTGATTAGAGAATCTGGCAGAAGCACAGATTTTATCAGCCCTTCATTTGGTTATGGCTGTTTGTATAACTGTACATATTGTTATATGAAACGGCATAAACCTGAAGGATTGAGCATTGCTAATAATACAATGAACATTCTTACAGAGATTAACAATCATGCTTACTTTACTCCTGTTTTTAAACCTAATCAAACTCATCCTGTCTATACAACCTATGATATATCCTGTAATGAGGATTTTGCACTTCATGCTAAGTTCCATGAATGGAGAAAGATATTTGATTTCTTTAAGGGACATCCGATAGCTATGGGTTCATTTGCTACTAAGTATGTGAATCCTATGCTGTTGGGTTATAATCCTGAACAGAAAATTAGAATCAGATACAGTCTTATGCCTCAAAAGTATGCTGATTTATTGGAACCTAAAACAAGTTCTATTGAGACCAGAATACAGGCAATAGATACATTTATAGAAGCAGGATATGATGTGCACATAAACTTTAGTCCTGTTATAGTTACAGATGGTTGGTTAAATGAATACAGGTTATTATTTGAGCAAGTGAGTGATGTGGTAAGACATAAAGATGTAGTTAAAGCTGAAGTTATATTTCTTACTCATAACATAAAGAAGCACAAGTATAACTTAGAAAATGGTCTTACAGGTGAGGAGTTATTGTGGAGGCCTGAAATACAGGAAGCTAAAATATCTCAATATGGTGGTGAGAACATAAGATACAATCATAAACTGAAAGCAGGATACATTAAAGAATGGACTGCATTACATGATATAATTATTAATTGGAATACAATAAGATATATATTTTAAATTATGGCAACAATGTTAATTAGAAAAGATGCTAAAAGTAAGTCTAACTGGAAAAGAATGTTAGATGCTGCTAATAAATTAGAATTTAGTGATGGCAGACTTATGGCAGGTAAAGGATGGAAAATATCTGATATGGATGTAAATACCATCTCAACTAAACTTAACAGTTTAGGTATAGAACATGAGGTAAATGGATTATATAGTATAAGTGTTTTATGAATGTAATATTAGATTATTGGGACAGAGTTGATTATACTACAATCCATTCAGAAATTAAAAAACAAAAAGAAATCAGTGGTAATGATGACATTAAGATATTTGAAGAGTTTTATAAATTAAATAACAGTCTCAGATATTGCAATGGTAGTTACTATACATTTCAAGATAAAGAATGGGATGATAAATACAAAGAATGGTTGAAGTCAGATGACTATAAAAAGAAATCTTTTGATTTATATTATGGAAATGGTGTGGTGGATTAAGCCAAAAACATGTTTTAAGTGCAAAATAGAGTATCCTAACCTGATGTATCCTAAAAATAGGATGAAATATCAGAGACCTGATGATTTAGGAACTTGTAAAAATTGCTATATTTGTACATATAAAACATGGGCTAAGAATAAAAGTGCCTGGTTGTATAATCCTGTTACAGGCAAGTTTAATAAAATAGAATTTAAGAGTAAATGGGAAATTATTAAAAGACTATTTAATTATGAGAGATAGTAGATTTGAAGAAATTCTAATGGAAGTTTATAGAGAAGCATATAAAGCTGCTACTCCATCAGCAAATTTTGATGATTTAATAGCAAATGCCGAGTTAAATGAATTTGGTCAGAAAATAATTAAGTTTATGGATTACACTATTCCTGAAAAAGTATCTGATGAGATAGTTATGAAAGTGTGTAAAAAATATAGACTTAATAAAGAAAATACAAGAAAAATACAAATTAATTATGCACTTGGATGCTCCCCAAAATATGCAAAAGAGGATGGAGAAGCTGTTGAATAAAGCTTCTTATCTAACTTATATAGACAGGCTTAGTCTTAAAAATGCAAAAGGCAAAAAACATATAGAGATACTTAAGGTCAGAGATTTAATTATATACATTCTTATGGAGGAATATCCTCATGTAGTGATTAAAGAATGGAAGAAAGAATTTCCTTCAGTTCTTGATATGTCTAATGCTGAAATAAGAAAGAAAGTACACAGAAGAATGAATGGCAATAATGATTACATTGACTTATATTTAAAACTAAAAGGATGATTTATTTTATCAGTAATCAGACTTCCATAGAAGAATCTGATTATTACCAAAGGGCAACTATTGATGAATTTTTTGAGTGGCTTAGTAAACAGACAGAAGTTCAGATAGATACAGAGACAACGGGATTTGATGCATATACACATAACATTATTTGTGCTCAGTTTGGTAATTATGATGTTCAATGGGTGATTACTGAAGATATAATATTTTCTGAAAGTTCTAAAGCAAGGCTTAAACCTATATTAGAATCTAAAGATATATTATGTATTCTGCAAAATGCCCTGTTTGACTTAAGATTTTTTTATGTACAGAAGATATATCCAAGAAGAATATATGATACATTTCTTGCAGAAATATGTATAAACCTGGGTTATGATCCAGGGACATATAGAAAAGGGTTAAAAGCTCTTGCAGAAAAGTATCTTGGAGTATATCTGAATAAGGACATCAGAGGTCAGATACATTATAAGGGATTATCAACTGATGTTATTGTATATGCAGCCAATGATGTAAAGTATTTACAGGCTATCAAGCATGAGCAGGAAAAGATTATTGCAGAGAAAGAATTACAAACTGTAGTAGAACTTGAGAATTCTTTTGTAAGAGTACTTACTTATCTTACTTTATCAGGTATTCATCTTGATGTAAACAAGTGGACTGAGAAGTGTAAGAAAGATAAAGAGATACTTGCAGAGCTTGAGAAAAAGCTGCATGATTGTATATTAGAAGACCCAAAAAGATTTAATAAGTACATAAACAATCAGCTTGATTTATTCTCAGATGAGATAACTACAAATATTAACTTCTCTTCCCCTGCACAAGTAGTAAAACTGTTTAAAGAACTTGGACTTAATCTTGAGACTAAGGATAAAAAGACAGGTAAACTAAAGGATTCTGTTGAGGCTAATATACTGATACCTCAAAAAGACAAACATCCTATTATATCTGTATATCTTGATTTTAAGTCTCAAGAAAAGATTGTATCTACTTATGGTGAAAACTGGCTTAAGCATATAAATCCTGTCTCAGGCAGAATACATACTCAATATACTCAAATGCTTGATACAGGCAGGATGAGTTCAGGAGGTAAAGATAAATACAACAAAGTTGAATATCTTAACTTTCTAAATATACCACAGGATAATGAAATCAGAAACTGTATAATTCCTAAAGAAGGATACAGTTTTGTAGATTGTGATTTTACAGGTCAGGAAACTATGATATTTGCAGAGTTTTCTCAGGAGCCTGCTATGGTAGAATTTCTTAATTCAGATGGTTCTGACATGCATTCATTTGTTTGTTCAAAAATATATTCTGAACTTTCTAATGTACCTTTACATGAAATTAAAACCAAGTATAAAAAAGAGAGAAATTCTGCCAAGGCGGCGGGATTTGCCATACAATATGGCGGTGTGGGAGCTACAATAGCTAAGAATTTATCTATATCTACTGAAGAAGGTGAGTTTGTATATAACTCTTACATGAAAGCATTTCCTAAGATTTCAGAGTATTTTAAAAAATGTAAGGCACAGGTTCTTTCTAAGGGTTATATTGTAACTAATCAATTGACCAAAAGAAGAATTCACTTTACAGATTTTGAAAAATATAAAGAATTATCTAAAGAAATAACAGGAGAGTTTTGGGAAGAATACAGAGAGCAGAAAAAATTAAATTCTCTTAAATTCTCTTTAATGAAAGAAACTATAAGAGAGTATTTCTTAATTAAAGGTAAACTTGAAAGAGCTTCTCTCAATTATCCTATCCAAAGTACAGGTGCAGACATGACTAAACTTGCAGCTATGTATCTGTTTAATCATATTATTGAAACAGATAATATGTTTAGAGTATTTATTCCTCTTGTAGTCCATGACCAAATTGTTGTTGAGTGCCCTGATTCTGAAACAGAGTATTGGGCTAAAATAACTTCTGATTGTATGGTCAAAGCAGGAGATTTATTTTGTAAATCAGTTAAAATTAAAGCAGAACCAGAAATACTTAAAAAATGGAAAAAATAAGACAAAGACGTGGTATGTTAACCACAGAACAAATCTATTCAGATTTAAAGAAAACTAAACAGTTTATAGATTTTTCTAAAGAACCTGTAAGAAGTTGGCATTTGGTATCTAATAAAGAGAAAGGCACAATAGGATTTATGAGTGGTCCTATGGTAAGAATTCTTACAAGCAATAATGTTTTAAAATCTTCTGTCAGAGACGGCTATACATGGAATTCAAAAATTCCTGTAACCTATGTACTTGCAACCAAGATTAAAAAAGAATGGGAAACTTATAAAGAAAGTTTAGAAAAAAATCCCGTTGCTCCCTGCACAGCCCATGAAAATGAGCCTGAGGTTGCTAAAGTTTCTGTTGTAAGGAAAAGAAAGACTAAAAAAGAAGGTTGGTTAAAAAGATTTTTTAAATGGATTTGGTAATGGGAAAGTTTAAAGATTACAGGTTAGCCCATAACTTTATGAACCCGGGGGAAGATCTCAAAAAATGGGTTGATAAAGATAATTATTCCAATCATTATTTAGAAGATTGGAATGCTCTTATGGAACTTGCGGAAGAATGTCTGACTAATGCATACGTTATTCCAAAAATAGATTCACATAAACTTGAAACAGCTTTATTAAATTTTGATAAAAAGAAAGTTTTTAAAGCTTGTGTAAAAATTATTAAAGAAATAATTAAATAATGACTTTAAGAGACCAAAGACAGAAAGAATTTGCAGAATTAGCCCTGAATAAAAAGAATGGATTACTTCATGTTGCTGCCCGTTTTGGTAAAATTAAGCTGACATTTAACTTTTTAAAGCCTGAAGATAAAGTTCTTATTATTTACCCTAAAAAGCCTATTAAGCTGTCTTGGTTAGCTGATGCAGAAAAGTGGGGATTTGATATATCTAATATCAAATTCACCACTACTGCTTCATTATCTAAACATATACATAATCAGTATGATTGGGTAATATGGGATGAACCTCAGGAAGTTCTCAGTCCTAAAGTACTTTCATGTATAGCAGCTTTAAAAAAGAATAATAACATTATAGGGCTTTCAGGTTCTCTAAGTGTTAAAACACAGGCTAAAATACAGGAATGGACAGGACTTGAAGTTATTGCAGAGTATTCTACTTCACAGGCTATTGCTGAAGGCATTATTACAGATTACCAAATATCTGTAATCAAAGTGCCTTTAGATGATTCTTTAATAAGTAAATATAAATGGATGACTGATACTATAGAAATTTATAAACAGACTATGCAGTATGCAAGACAAAAACAATTGGCTTTGGCAAGAATGAGGCTGTTACATAATTCAGTCAATAAACTGAGTAAGGCTAAGAATTTTGTTAATAAGTTTAAACATGAAAGGTTTATAGTATTCACTCATTTGACTAAATTTGCAGACTCTTTAGAGATTCCCGTTTATCATTCTAAAAATAAAGATGAGCAGATACTTGACCTGTTTAAAGAAGGTCATATAAATCATCTTGCCACTTTAGATATGATAGGTGCAGGAGTCACCTTTAAAAAGATAAACAAGGCACTTATATGTACATTTACAAGCAATTCTGAAGAACTTTATCAGAGGATAAACAGAATCACTTCAGTTGAGATGGATAATCCTGATAAAAAAGCTCATGTATTCATTCTTTGTTTAAAGAATACTCAGGAAGAAATATGGCTTGAATCAGCATTAAGTATGTTTGACAAAGAAAAAATTAAATATTATGATACTTAGAAATGCAATACAGACTCCTGATGGAACCATCCTTGAGTCTTTTCACAGGCATGATTACAAGAGTCATATTGACTCTGTTAATAATCATGTATATGGAGTAGATGGAGGGCATGATTACCTGAGAAGGTTTGGTCCTCCAGGGTACAAAGAGCTTACTGTGCATGATGATGGTAACCATGAAACAAGGAGAAACAATTTAAAGTGGGGTCAAAACTTTGATAAAGAAGGAAATAAATTACCAGAGACAAAGTGGGTACTTGTAAAAGATTTAACTGATTCTCATCTTGACGGGATAATTAAATACTTAGATAAGTATACTACAAAAGACCCAGAATCTACAGGAGCAATAATTTACCAAATACTACTAGATGAAGTTAAATACAGAAAAGAATCAAAGGCTGCTGTTGAAACACTTGTTGATAACACAGTTACATCTTGAGATATCAGATGAGTGTTTAAACAGAAGATTAATTACACAATATGAAAAACAGATAACCAAAAGATTCAGTGAGTCTATGGAAAAGATTCACGGTAAGAATCTGTTGAGTCTGTGTAATCAGGATTCAGAAGCTTTTCTTAAGCTTACTGAAGTAATTGACAGTATAATAGAGGCAATCTCTGAGTTGTCCATAAATGAATTAGTAACTTTTAATAAACAATTAGATGAGTATATCACAACAGTTAAAGAGGACACTGCAGCAATTAAGTCATAATGAATTGCTGGTATTTATGGATGTTATTAAACAGAGGTATGACAGACAATTTTGGGATACCTATGAATTGATGGCAGAGAGACTGAGCACAGACTTTGATTTACACATAACAGAGGAAGATTTATATTATCATTTTGCAGTTGAGCCTGTTGAGCTTGATGCAAGATTAATTTGGGAAAGAATATGATTGATTATTTAATATTGGCTATTTTGGTAGTAAAAATGTTACCAAGAGTCAAGTTTATGTCAGACCATAAGGGTGTCAGGATTATAGTATTTTATGAAAGATATTACTATTCTGACCCTGATAGTCTGGTAGAAGGTTATTTTGAAAGAACAAGTGCATACTGGTTAAAAAAGAACAAAGAATGGTGGGATCTGCTAAACAAAGGCTAGGAAGAAGAAAGATAAACAATTTTACCCTGTCAGAAAAAGAAGCTTTGTTACTTAACCGTAAAAAGCTAAATGGTAATTACATAATATTTGATTTTGATATACTTCAATTTGTATACAAATCAGCTTTAAATGACTTGGAAAATGACGATAACAATTGAAACAGACAGTCTTCCTGAAGATTTAAGTCCTGTAGAATATGTAATCTTGTATTGTATTCACTTTAAAATTCCTGCAGAATATATGCCTCAGGAATTATATAGATTACAAGACAAGAAATATTTGAAACTGACTGACACTGTAGAATTAAGAGATAAAGCCATACAGCTTTTGACTCCTTCTCATGATGCAGCTTTTCAGAAGTTTCTTGAAGTATTTGGTACATATCCTATCAAGACTTATTCAGGCAGGAGATTAAGACCTGTTAAATTAGATGCCAAAGAGACCTTGGATTTATTTCAAAAATATAAAAAGAGAGTATTGGAAAAAGGGAAACACTCCTATGTGAAAGCTTGTTTGGATGCAGAACTCAAGCAAAGAAAAATGGCTAATACTCTTGAATATATGCATGAGATGATTACATGGGTCAACGGTGAAAAGTGGGATAGATTTGCTCCTGAGGATAATCAAGTTCCTGAAATAACAGAAAGGGTAGATAGTATATGAGTTTAGAGAAAAGAATCCAAGATGGCTTAGAAGGTAAGTATAAAGGCCTTGCAAACGGTTTTTCTGATATTAACAAGTACATATTTGGAGTACAGAGAAAATGTTATACTTTGGTAGGCGGTGCATCAGGCAGTTATAAGACAACCATATTGGATTTTATTATTCTAAATGCTCTTATAGATGCCGAGAAGCAAGGAATACCTATAGACATATTTTATTATTCTTTTGAGATTGACGAGGTTACCAAGAAATGTAATTGGACATCCCAATTGGTTTATATGACTTATGGTACAGTCATTCCTCCTGAGAAAATAAAAGGTCTTGGTGATAACAGGTTATCTGCTGAAGAACTTGCTTTAGTCAAAACTGTGATACCTGAAGTAGAGAAATTATTTGCAAAAATTAAATTTACATTTGAGCCCACTAATCCTACAGGTATTTACAATGAGCTGTTCAGGCATTGTAAAACTACGGGAGAATTGATTTATGAGGATTATATTGATGAGCATGGAAAGGCAGGTAAAAGGATAAATGGGTTTAAATCAAATGATGACAGATACATATTGGTAGCTATTGACCATTTGTATTTATGCAAGAAAGAAAGAAATTTTTCTACTAAGGAAAACATGGACAAGATGAGTGAGTATCTTGTTTTACTCAGGAATATATTTGGCATATCTCCTTTTGTATTGCAGCAGTTTAATCAAGGGTTAACACAAAAATTAATGAAAATTTTGTATATTTGCATTATGAATGCAAGTGTATATATAATAAAAAATTTAGTAAACAAAAAAGTTTATATAGGAAGCAGTGTAAAAGTGAAAAGAAGATTTTATGAGCATACAAGAAAATTAGATAAAAATATTCATATAAATCTTCATCTGCAAGCTGCTTGGAATAAATATGGTAAAAATAATTTTGAATTTAAAGTTATTTACACTATAAAAAAAGAATTAATAAGAAAAACAGAACAATTTTTTATAAATAAATACCAAAGTTTAAATCCAAAATATGGATATAACAAAACAGTTGTTATCAGTAATTGTTGGGATGATTTAAACATAAACAAAACACAAGAAAATAAATTTTACTTTGTGTGTTATGATAAAAATGGAATTATAAAAAAAGTGTTTAAAACTATACAAGATGTTTATGATTTTTTAGGAGGTAGATATACCAGAATTTATGATGCCTGCAATAGTAATTTTTCAAAAACTTGTAAAAATTATTATTGGAGTAAAATAAATGTGACAAAAGATAAAATACCTTCTAAAATAATTCCTAAAGAAAGAAAAGGTAGACACAAACAATTGTATCAGTATGATTTAAACATGAATTTTATCAAAAATTGGTCTTGTGCTGCAGAAGCAGCGAGAGTTTTAAAATTAAGTTCTTTTAATATTACCAGATGTTTACGAAAAAATAATAAGTATAAAAATTTTTATTGGTTTTATAGCCCAGTTGTATAGTAATATACAATTAAAAATATGGGAAGAATTGCTGGAAACCCTAAGTCTGAAAAGATATGGAAATCAGCAGCCGAGCTACTAACCATTTAGTAGAAGGTTCAGAGACTACTGGAGAGAAAATGGGTTCTCTTAATAACCAGATGTAGCATCCCACTACCTAAAATCAGGTAGAAGATATAGTCCGAGCTTATAGGAAACTATAAGAAGTGAAAAAGAAAGATTTTCACGATAACAAAACTGTAAGTGCAGTAGACAGACAAAAGTTTAAAGGTGTGGATTTATCTCCTCAACAGACAGACTTTAAAGATACTACAAACCCATATCAGGATGCAGATGTAGTAATAGGTCTTATGAATGCCTATAAAATGGGGCTTGACAGTTCTTTGGGGTATAGACTGGACATATTTAAAGACAGATTTCTTATGTATAAGATAATCAAAAACAGACTATCCAGAGATAATATTGCCAAAGGTCTTATAGCTTACCCTCAATCAGGCAGGTTTATGGAGCTTCCTAAAGCAGAAGAATTTAATATGAATCCAAAACTTTATACAGAATATTAATATGGACTTTGATTACACAGTTGACAAAACAATGCTTGAGATAGGCGAAATGCTTAAAGAGAAAAATAAGTCTTATGGTAATGCTGCTTTAGAGCCTATCAGAATATTCTCTAAAGCGGATGCTTTGGAACAGCTTAAGGTAAGAATAGATGATAAGCTGAGCAGAATATCTAAAGGCAGTGAGTTTATAGGGGATGATACTATTAAAGACCTTATAGGCTATTTAGTGTTATATAAAATTAAGACAAATGAGCAAGAGAACAAAACAGGATTATCTGGACATGCTTGAAAATACAGTAAATTATTATTCTGAAGATACTTCAAGGAGAGCTACAAATCCAGATTCAGGAATTGGTTGTGTTTATTCAAAAGAAGATGGTAAAAATTGTGCAGTAGGCAGATGGATAAACTATGATAATTTTGATTTACAAAGTTATAATGAAGCTTGTTCAATTACAGATTTGCTTCAAATAGATGATGGAGAAGACTTTATCTACACTGATGAAGAGTTATTTGTACCTAAAGCTCAAGGATTTCATTATCAATTTTGGGCAGATTTACAAGACTTTCATGATGGAGATAAGTCTTGGGATGAGGCAGGACTGACAAGTGAAGGACAGGCAAAAATTGATAGAATAAAAGAGAGATTAGAGCTTGGATATTATGGAAATTTTTAGTATCTTTATACATGATTTTTATAGTACAGCTCTCGGTTTTACAGGAAAAACTTCCTGAACTTTTACCCACTATTTTAAGTCAGGCTGTTAAAGAAACAGAGGATTATTATATGGTAGATTTTAATGTGATATATTCCATAGGAATAACCTTAGGAATGTTACCACATAATATAAGTTATAAATACTTACAAATAAATAAATAACAAATGGCAGAATTAGTTGCAATTTTTGGCCCATCGGGTAGTGGGAAATCTACCTCTATTGAAACCCTTAAACCTGAGGATACAGTAGTTATTAATGTGGCTTCCAAGCCTTTGCCTTTTAAAGGTTGGAAATCTAAGTACAAGGAAGGGTTATCCTCAGGTGGTAATTATGCTGCTTTACATATAGCTAAGGATATATGTGCAGCTATTAAGTATGTATCAGACAATAGACCTGAAGTTAAGCAGATTGTGCTTGATGACGTAGGCTATAACATGAGTTTTCAGGCTTTGGAGAAAGCTACTGATAAAGGTTTTGACAAGTTTTCTGTTATAGCCAAGGACATGTTTACCATTCTTAATACTTCCCGTACCTCAAGACCAGACCTAAAGATTTTCTTTATGTTCCATGATGAGGTAGAGGATATGGGTAATGGTAAGAAGCGTAAAATCAGGACTATCGGTAAAATGCTTGACAGTACTTTGACTGTAGAGGGTTTGTTTACCGTAGTACTTTATGCAGAGCCTTTAATTAACAATATGGCAGGTACTGTAGAATACAGGTTCCTTACCCAGACTGACGGTGTTACAACTGCTAAGTCTCCAAAAGGAATGTTTGAAACAAAAGAAATCCAAAACAGTCTTGCTTTGGTAGTACAAAAAATGGATGAATATAACAATTAATAATATGAAACAAGTAACAGTAAGCAACCGTGATTTGACTATTATGGTTAAAGTTGATGGTTTGACTGCAGACCAAATTGCAGCAAAACTCTCTTTTGAAAATGGAGTACACATTAATGGTGAAGATGTGGTAAATCTTGTAAGAGAAAGAGGTATTCAGCAAAAGAACATTAAGCGCAGTACAAACTTTGTGTTTGTAAATCCTGATGAATTACCTATGACTAACATGGGTGAGGCTATGGAGCTTGTAGCTGCCACAGCTTTTGTTGAGGAAACTACTCAAGATATTGAGAACAGGATTATACATACAATTGAATAACATGGAGAACAATCAATTATCAGAAGCTCAATTGGAGCTTCAAAAGGAACAACTGGCTCATGCCATAGAGATGCACAAGCTTAATCTTGAGCAATTTCAGCACAGAGCTAAAATGGAGAAATTGCAGGCTCTTTTTTCTGCCCGTGAGTTTGCAAACACTCTTAAGAATTACACTTGGGGAGATTCTCTTCAAAAACAAATTGAACAGTTAACGGCAGAAATTTATCCAATATCTAAACTTACATTATAATTATGGAATTTGAACAAAGCTCAGGCTCAGGGAGTGCATCTTACTCTCTTTACACAGGTGTAACCAATTTAGAAGTAGTACTGGTTAACCCTACACTTGCAGAAATTCAACAGTACAATCCTAATGCCAAACGTGAACCTATCTATACTGATGGTGGCGTAGAATTTTGGCTTAAGAATGATGATGTATTTACATCAGTACGTTTTATCTTAGCTCCAGAACCACGTGTTAATAATGCAGGAGATAAGCGTGTATATACTAATGATTTTGGTCAGTCAGTATATGCAGTATCTGCAGATTTTATCAAAGAAACTTACGCTTGGTTTAACCAGGAAGGTCTTCGTGAAGCCTATACAGGTGAGGCTGAACTGATGCAGTTTATCCGCAGTTGGTTGGCAGTGCCTATGAAAGGTAAATGTAAATTTGTAAATCGTGAAGCTATCTTCAATGGAGATTTGACTGAACTTAAGCAGACATTTGCCAATAATAAACTGGCTAAGGATGGTAAAATACGTCAAGTAAAAGTTGCTCTTATGGTAACTTCTACTGAAACTGATAACGGAGTTAAGAGATACCACAGAGTATATGCACGTTATTTTGAGCCTGCATGGATGACTTCTCTTAAATCTTGGCAAAAAGAACTGTTTAATGAAGACGGAAGCCCAAGATTTTCTGCAGATATGCAAAACTCATTAGAGTATAAAAAATATGTTGCTCCCACAGAAGCAACAGGAGTGTCTGTACCTACAGAATCTGCTCCCCTTCCGTTTTAATAATTACTTATTTTTGTCTCAGCAGGGGGAGTCTAATCTTCCCCTGCTTTTTTATGGAGTTTGATATCAGCATAACAAAAGATTTATTATTTTCTAAAGTTTCTCAGGAAGAGGTATTTGAAAAAATATTAGGAATTCAGGTAGTCTATAATAAAAAGATTATAAATCCTCTGAGAAAAGATTTAAGACCTACGGTAAGTTTTAAGTGGTTTGGAGATACTCTGCTTATGGCAGATTACTCAGGTTGGTTTACAGGTAATTGTATTCAACTTGTGATGAAACTGAACTACTGCACTTACCAGGAAGCTCTTAAATTTATTTATGATGATTTTAATTTAGCTATTGACAGAACTCCTAAAGATTATTTAAAACCTGCTCCTGAGAGTACTTTATTTAAAGTATATACAGAGCCTCTTAATGAGATACAGCTTGCATGGTGGAATTCTTTTAAAATAACAAAAGACATTCTTGACCTGTATGAAGTGTCTAAGATAAGAGAAGCCCATATAAAGAAATATTCTTATTATTATTTTGACTCAGATCCAGGCTATCACTACACAGTCAGAGATTTACAGGGAGAGCCCAAAAGTAAATTGTATTTTCCCAACAGACAGGAGTATAGGTTTTTCAGTAATATACCTAAAGACTCCTGGAATATTCAGGGATTATTTCAATTGAAAACAGAAGCTACAGATTATCTGGTAATAACTAAATCTCTTAAAGATGTAATGGCTATGCACAGATTTGAGATACCTGCAATAGCATTAAATTCAGAAAGTACTATGCTTTATGAGCCTGTACTTGAGTATTTAAGTAACCGCTATAATAAAATCTATATCAACATGGATTATGATTATGCAGGTATCAGAATGATGAATAAGTATAAAAAGAAAGGATTTCCTTTACTGTTCTTTGATAAAACCTATAGTCCTGTAAAGGATTTTGCAGACTATTGTAAATTAACCGATGAATTAACTATTAAAAACTTTTTAAATAAAATAAAAAATGAGAACTATTAAGTTTGTAAATGACACAGGTTCACCTGTTCGTATTGAAGCTCCTGAAAACATCACAGTTAATCAGTTTATTGAGCTTTTGATTGAAAAAGAAAACGTAGCTGTTAATCTTTCTAAAGTAGTATTGACTGAGCTGAAAAGCAAAGCTATTTTTGCTACGGGAGATGCAATTCTTCCTGATGGAGATTTGCGTTTATTCACCACTATTAAAGACCCTAAAGGTAATGGTAAATTTGATGAGTTGACTCGTAAACAAATTTACACTATTATCAATACTTACAGAACTCTTGATGGTGAAAGAGCTATTGAGCATTTTAGTGCTGAAGGCAACATTACTCAAGTTGCAAGTTGGTTGTTGGTTGAATTGATTAAAACTTATCGCCCTTCCAATAAATCCCGTGCTGCAATTAATGCAATACTTGAAGGAGATAATACTCCTGCTCCTGTGCGTCCTGCTGCTCCCAAAAAGACAGCAGCTTCAAGTGGATTGACTGAAGATGCTGATTTTGCAGCCCTCCGTGCTGCTCAGGCTTCTTTTAATCCAAGTTTAACACGTAAGTCCTAATCTAAAGGGGGGAGAGAAATCTCCCCCTTTTTATTTTAATTATTATGAATGTAAGAGAAACATTAGAAAAACTGATAGAAGAAGACGGTCTTGATAATATATCTTTAAATGAAAATAGTTTTACAATATATTTTGGAGACGTTCTTAATACAGAAACACAAACAGGAAACACTTATTATTTACTTGATACCTATGTACAGATTCCTTATAGCTTAGAAGATGGACATGTAAAGTTACATAGAGGTATAGTAAATGAATATGAAACAGGTGGTCCTGATGAAGATTATAACTACTCAGGTTTTGTGCATTATGGTGGGACTCACTTTTGTTGGGGTCAATGTGGTGTAGATGCTATCTTAAAAAATGCAAGATTAGAAAATGCTTTTACTGAAGATACTTATTATTCTCTTGTACTTCATTTCCAAAAGTATCTAGCTACATCTTCCCATGACTCAGGAGCAAGAACTTCTTTATTTAAAAAACTGGATTTGCCTGATTCTGTAAAATCTACAATACATATTCCTACTAAAGTAAGGTATATTAATGACCTTCCTTTTATATCAGAGTACACAGAGATTACAAAGACTTCTGGTAGTATGAGCGTAGATTATTCTAAACCATATAAACATGTGATTAAAGAAGATAGAAATAAACAATTTACTTACAAAGGAGAAATTATTACTCCTAAAGTAGTAAAGCATTATATGAAGGAAGACACTAAATTAGATATTGAAACAAAATTTACAAGTCCTTCAAAGTTTTTTGAATTAGTAGAAGAATACAAATTAAAAAAAGTTAAAAATGAAATTAATAATAAAAAAAGAATTACTCTCCAAAATTGCCTACATAAACTCACAGATACACAACATAGAGTGGATGGGGGTATTCGCATACAAAGCCAAGGGTAAATTCCCTTCCAGTTTTGTAATGGAAGCAGTTGATGTATTTTTGGTAGCTAAAGGTTCTGCTGCAGAAGTAGGATATAAAGTTACCGCAGATTTAATGGGAGATTTGGATGAAGCAGGACTATTGGAAGAAGGTGTGTACAGAGGTCTTATACATTTGTGAAAGAGTGTCATTAATCAGTAATGGTTAAAAGTAAACAGGATGAATTGCTGGAACGGGTACAGAAAGCCTCAATCAGCAGCCAAGCTATAAGTACACTTATAGAAGGTTCAACGACTACCTGAGCAGTATAGTCTGCTTAATAACAGGAAGTAGCTATTAGTAGTGTAATAGTGAAAAAGCGTCCTGCCCCTAACATTATATTAGGGTGAAGATATAGTCTGGTCTTGTATAATTTTCTGAAAAGAAGTATGGTTAATTCTACTTTGAATTTTATCATATTTTCTTTTTAAATAAAAGTTTAAATGATTATAACAATTTAAAAATTGAACAATTTGTTCTTTTTTACACAAGCTTAATATATAAGTTTTATTAAAAACTAAATTTTTTTGAATATTAAGATGATTTAAAATTCCAGTAAGAAGTTCTTTTGTGCCTCTTATTGAAATTTGAATACTATAAGATGGATAATATTTATTATTTGTTTTTTTTATTTTGCCTTTTGGTAATAAAACACTTCCATCTCCATCAAAATATCCAATAATAAATGAATTTCTAAACTCATAAGGAATGTTTTTTATAATATTTCCAATTGTCAAAGATTTACGATTAAAAATTCCTAAATTATTCAAATCTTGAATTAATTTAGGGTTTGATAAAGTAAATCTTATATGGGAAGTCATTTCATCAGAGCCCTTATATAAAGGACGAATAATATTAATAAGAGGTTTTTTACATCCTATTTCTCTTTTAAGAGTATCTAATATTTCTTTGTCTTTTTTATGAATAGTAATTGTTAAAGTATTTTTTACAATTCCTCCATCTGCTGCAATAAATCCTAAAAAATAAGCTTTTAAAGAAGTGTCTATATTTTGAAAATATCTTACATTTCCTTGGTCAGGCCTAAATTTATATCCTAACTTATTACACATTTGTTGGGTTGAACAATAGACTAAATTAAGCAAATTAGATATTTCATTAGGTGTTTTACCTTCTTCTAAAAAAGATAAAATTTCTTTTTTAAAATTAGAAGGAACATTTTTGTTTTTCATTGTAGATATTACTTATAATCATTATAACGATAAAATAAAATACAAGTTACATTACGTCGCATCATAATATGGCTACCAACTTTTCAGGCACAGACTATGAGCAACTGAAACTTGCCTGTCAGAGTAATCCATATTATCTCTCAGTAGTAGTAAACAATGTACTTGACTTTACTGCTAAAGTTGCTATTGAATCTAAAGAAGTGTTAAATGGCTACAGCTATTTTAAGACACCTAATAACAAAGAAGTAAAGACTCCCAAGACATATACTAAAACAACATTTGAAGTAATTGAGGTAGGTGTAGAATGTCAATGGCCTGATTATATGCTGACAGTAGATGAGCAGATTAACAATATTCAAAAGTATTCTCCTGCTCCTACTTATGCAAATGGTTATTCATGGAATTCTCCTGCTTATAATGCATATTCTCATAACCAACAGTACAAGAATAACTATCAAAAAAGAGATGCTTGGGAATTGCCTTTACAATATTATGATGCTCCAAAAACAACTCCTGCTTCTAAGCCTGCAGTCCCTGTAGTAGAAGAAGAAGATGAGTATGAATTGTATGCACAGCACATTGAGACAATTGTAGAAGTTCTTAAAACTGAAAAACTTGATTACAAAAAGTTTGCAGATACTTTATTGTCTACTTGTGATGAAGCAGGAATTCCTTATCAGTTTTTATGGGAATATCTTTTGACTGAAACTGTAATCAGTGAAGAGTATGATAATAAAGTGGTAGAATATTTAGAACCTATTATATACAAAGAAGTAAAATGAGTGGAGTACAATTTAGATTTGAAGGTGCATCTTGGTATCCTTTAATGAAAAGTAAAAAAGCAGTTATTGCAGGTGCAGGTGCTACAGGTTCTTTTTTTGCATTTTTCTTGGCAAGAGCAGGAGTACCAAATATATCAATAATAGATTTTGATACATTTGAGCCTCATAACTTAGGGTCTCAAATGATTTCTTATGATGCTGTAGGACAAAATAAAGCAGAAGCAGTAGCAAATATGCTTGGGCAGTTTACAAATGCTTCTAATATAAAACGCCACAATAACAGACTTGAAGAAATATCTTCAGGATATGCTTATAAATGGAATGATATATATGTATCTGCAATAGACTCTATGAGTGCAAGAAAAGAAATGTTTGAGTCTTTCTTAAATACTTACGATGTTAATCCTATATTTATAGACACAAGGATTTCTGCAGAGTATTGGGAAGTATATGCTGTTACAAAAAATAATAAATCTGCTATTGACAGGTACAGAGAAACTTTGTTTAGTGATGACCAAGGCAATACAGGGGCCTGTAACTATCAACAGTCTTCTCACTCAGCTGCAGGAGCTGCAATACAAGGTGTAGAATTAATTACTAACTATCTTAACAACATTTTGATGGATGATGATTATCTTCCTTTTAAATGTTCTAAAGATTTAAGAACACAGAATTACAATGTTATCTATTAAAAGTAAATTCCAATTATTTATTCCTTTTATTAACCAAGAAAATATCATGCATTATTTTGGGCTTCAGTATGTAAAAGTTTACAAAAGAAAAACTTCCAGATTATTATACTGCTTGTTAAATCCAAAAAGAACAAGATTTGATTTTGCTGCAGGTGATACTGCTTTAAAATGTGTTTCAGGTTTAATATACAATGAAAATAATGTACTTGCAGGCGGTTATTATATGATTAACCCCGTAATTAAAGAGTTTTTACATTTGTATAATTTTTCAAATCATTCTGTTTGTATATTTAATAAAGATACTCTTACTGAAAGGAATATAAAGTTTTTGTCAAGTGCTCTTTCTTATGAAAAACCTTCTTTTGTAAGTGGATTTTTATTTAATATGCTGGTTAATCAAGACCTTAAATCTTTTATGGATTCATTGCCTAAAGATGTAATAGAAAGCATTGTTACAGAGTGGGCAGTAAGACAAGATTTCCATTCTGGAGATTGGCAATATGACCCTGAAACAGGAGTTCAGTTTAACAGGTCTGTAGAAGAAGTACTAGCTGAAATAAAACAAGAAGAAGTTGAAACGCCTGAAAATGAACCCATAGCAGTAGCAGAAGGTGTTGCTTTAGATTTGACTGTAACACCTGATGACAGGATTACAATAATAAATCCTGATACAATTGTTACTGATGCAGATGTTACAGCATTTTTAGACGCAATAACTAATGGCTAAAAGAACTCAAACATTGAGCTATCAAGGAATACTATGTGATTCTTTTGAAGAAGTATATATGCTGATGTATCTTTTTGAGTTACAAGAAAAGGGGCTTATCTTTGATATAGAGAGAGCCCCTTCTTTTGTTCTCTCACAAGAAGTTGCAGAAGTGTACCAAGAAGAAGTAATACTTAAAACTAAGACTAAGATTGTACAAAAGAAAAAAGTACTGCTGAAACAACATGTTTACACTCCTGAGTTTACTGTAAATATACATAAACTAAACTTATTTTACCACAAAGATTCTAAAGCTTATTTAGAGGTAAAGCCTGTGTATGACCAGAATAATATGACAAGGCTATTCAAAATAAATCAAAAGTGGATGTATCAGAAGTTTGGTATTATGGTAAATTTAGTAACTCCTGAGATACTATTTCAGCAGACATTTACTCCCAAGAAGTATTTAAAAACAGCTACAGGTAAACAAAGAAAAATTAAATGGAAAATTAAAACAATTGAGGATTGGTTATATGAGCAAGGACAAGGATAATTTTATAGGATTTAAAACTAACAAAGATTCAAGAGAAAAAGCTTTGCAGTTTAAAAGCCCTGATACTTCTAAACTAGAAGCAATACAATTTGATAAAAATACAATTGTATATTTTAAGAAAGGCACTCCCAAAGAAAAGATAAAAAGAAAATTAGAAATTTATAAAAATTCAAAATATTCATGGGAATAGAATATGTAAGTTACTCAAGATTGAGTACATTAGACAAAGGGCTTTTCTTATTTAAAAGAAAATACATTGATGGAATCCAGACAGAAAGAGATTCTAAAGCCCTTTCACTTGGAGCTGCAGCTGATTGTCTGCTTACTACTCCTGATAAATTTTATAAACTGTTCACAGTATCTACTGTGACTAAACCTACGGGACAGATGGGAGATTTTGTAGACAATTTAATTAAGACAGGAAGCACAGAACTTGCTTATGAAGCTGCAGGTTTTAAAAGAGATTCATTAGAAAAGGTACTATCAAGATTTGAAACAGAAGGCAAAGATTATTATGAATTTACATTGGCAGCTGAAGGTAAAACAATCCTCAGTTTTGAAGAGTTTACAAAAGCGCAGGGTATTGCAGAGAGCTTTAAGAATGGTAAATATACATCGTATCTATTTACTGAGCAATTAGGAATAGAAAGACAATATCAAGCTTCTTTTGAAGTGTATGTACCAGTGATTGACAGGACTGTTAAAGGTATAATAGATATTTTGGATATTGACCATGAACGTAAGCACATTGTAATTACAGATATAAAGACAACTTCTAAGTCAGTGCTTTCATTTGGTAGGGAAGTATTTGAATGGCGGTATGATATTCAGGCATTTCTTTACTATATGGCTGTAGATGCCATGTATCCTGATTATACTATTCACATGCAATATGCAGTAGAGAATTCTGAATACCTCAATATACCTGTAATTTGGAAAATGCCTTTATACTATATTACAAGTCATGCACATTATGAGCCCATAATAGTAAATGACAGGCAATACAAAACTGTGAAACAATTGCTTAAGGAGTTATCGTATTATGAAGAAGAAGGATTTGATGAGTATTATGAGAGTGCGATAAATGAAGGTAAATTTACAGTTTAATGTTAAAGCGTGA